GACGGACCCTGTCAAGACCCAAGCCTATCTTGATCAGAGAGGATCGTTCTTGTGAGCCGGTATCTGTACCGCACGGCCACGGTTGAAGAGATAGATCCGGGTACCGGGGAAAGCTTGATCCGGCTAGACGATTCGACTCGGATCGCTAACCCACACTGGATCGGGGTTGGCCCGGACATGTTCCGACAAAACGACGTCATTGTCGTGGCCATCCGTGACAATCAAGCCTTTATCCTGGGAAAACAGCCATGAGTGACGCACAGACTTGGGATTGGCCCGAGGAACTAGCCAAGGTACTCGAAGACATGTACAAAATCGTCATCCCGAACCCAAATCCGGGTCCGATCACGATCCCTGACTTGGGTAAGGCCAATGACTGAAACACGCTTGTTCGATCCGGCCGAGCCTCCGGAATGGCTCAATTCTGACTGGTGGGCCAATACAGAGAACTGTAATCACCTGGACAACCGTGTGCACCGTGCCCGGTTGGAATCGGCTGCACTGTCCGCGACTCAGGCCGCACAGGATCTCGGAATCGAGACGATCACAGATGTTGGTGCCGGTGATGGTGGCTTGCTCAGCTTGCTCCCGGAACCGTACCGGTCCAAGTCTTGGGGCTACGACGTAATTGAGGATTCGGTCAAGCACGCCAAGACCGTGCGCAAAGTCGATGTCCGGAAATGCAACGTTGTGACCGGACGGCCGAGACTGGCTCCGGTCGTTGTCGCGACTGAGATGCTCGAACATATTGAGGACCCGCACGCGTTCGTCCAGAAACTGTACAACGCCGGTACTGAGTTCCTGATCGCTTCCTCGCCTCATTCCGAGACGGCTGAGCAACACGAGTGGAACCATGCTTGGGCTTGGGACCGGCCCGGATACGCGGCTTTGATCGAACAAGCCGGGTTCCGGATTGTCGGTCACTTCGATGCAGAGTGGTCACAGATCATTGTTGGGAAGCGATGACTAAACGAAGTCGGTCTAACTGGGGCCGGGAAAAGTCTCGGCTCAAGCCTGAGTTCAAGCCTTGGCAAGTCCGATTCATTCTGAATCGGGATCACGGGATTTGTCACGTCTGTGGCCAGCCCGGAGCGGAGCAGGCCGACCACGTCATCCCGCCTGTTGAAGGTGGCGCGAACCACACAGATAACGGCGCTGCAATCCATGCGGAGCCGTGTCACCGAAACAAGACACAGGAAGAGTCCAGGCGAGGTGTAGCCCGTCACCGTGCGATGCTCCGCCTTCCTCCGGATCCACATCCATTTGACCGGGAGTCATAATGCCCAACCCAGCAAAGCGTACAGACGAGCGGCTTGGTCATCGTTCCAAGGAACAGATGACCGTGGACAAGATCGAAGTCGGGGGCCCGGTACGGGTCCCTGAGCCGGACGAGGACTGGCACCCGATCGCTTTGTACGCGTGGGAAGCGTTCGTGTCGTCCCCGCTCAGCATTTACTACTCGGAAACAGACCTCGCCTTCGGTTGGATGACGTGCGACGCGATCGATGCCGCATACCTGTCCAAAGCCGCCATGAAGATCACCGCCGCTGAGTCCATGATGCGTAACGCTCTATTCACGGAGCAGTCCCGTCGCCAGGTCAAGATCGAGATTACCAGGACCGAGCCGGAACAGGACCCAACCGTGGCCAAGAACGTTTCTGACTTCAGGTCGAGACGACGCAACACGAACTAGCCCGGGAGGCACTGTGACCGCGACTCTGGAGAAACCGAATCCTCTGATCAATCCAGAGTGGGCCCCGATCCGAACCCGTCCGGATGAACCGGGCTGGAAACGGACTCTGGGAGACGCGGTTATCGAGTGGGCCATGGAAAACTTGGTCCATGCCATCACCGGAGAACCGTGGGTTCCGTTGCCGGAGCATGAACGGTTCTTGAACACGTATTACCAGATTGACGAGACCGGCCGTTGGGTTTATAACCAAGCTTATATGCGCCGGGCTCGCGGTACGGCCAAGTCTCCGTTGGCGGCGATAATTGCCGCGATCGAACTATGCGGGCCGTGCCGGTTCGGTGGCTGGAACGAAGACGGCTCTCCGATTGCAATTCCGGAACCGGCTCCGCTGATCTGGATCATGGCTACAAGCGTGTACCAGACCAAGCCGATTTTCGAGATCTTGACCGGCTCGTTCAGCGATGAAGCGATCCAAAAGTACGGCCTGACCTTCGGTGTCGAAACGGTCATCAAGTCCGGGCACAATCGGGGCCGAGTCGATGTCGTCGCGAACAACCCCCGTGGTCTTCGTGGTGCACGTCTATCTTGTGCCCTGATCGATGAAACCTCGGAACTTGTCGACGGTAACTCGGGCCATGCCTCGATCAAGCGTATCAACGGTAACCTCCGGAAGAAGCCGGGCGGGACCGCGCGCCGGGTCGATATGAGTAACGCGTTCGTGCCGGGTGAAGACTCGGTCGCGGAGCGTGTTACCGAAGACTGGTCCAAACAAATGCAGAAGTGGGGTTATTCCCATATTTTGCTGGACAGCCTTGAAGCGAACCCGAAACTTGAACTGACCGACTCGGCTCAGCTTCGGGAAGCGATCAAGCAAGCGGCCGGGGACGCAACCTGGCTCGACATCGATACTCTGGAACGTGCCGCGTACATGCCCGGGGAAGGAATCTCCGAGTTCCGGCGCGAGCACCTGAACCAGATCACGAGTGAGGAAGACTCACTCATCCATGCACATGTCTACGACTCACAGGCAATTGCTGCTCCGCTTGAGTACGGTGACAGGATCACCCTCGGGTTTGACGGCTCTTTGTCTGGAGATGGCACGGCTTTAGTCGCGTTCCGGCTTTCAGACCGTTCTTTCCATCTCTTGCATTATCAGGAACCTAATAAGGACCCGGATTGGGTTGTAGACGAAGAACAAGTGGACGAAGAGTTTAGGCTCGCCATGGATCGGTACAAGGTCTGGGGTGCGGCCTGTGACGTTCATCCGTTCGAGTCTTGGGTGTACAGCTGGAACCGAGACTTTGGTGAGACCATGAAGGTGTCAGCATCGACCAAGGGTCCGCTGGTCCGGGATAATCGTTCGGAACGAAAAGACTTGACGCTCGGTTGCATGTCCCTGGTGGGCGAGATCGAGTCCGGCAAGATCTTGTTCGAGCAGTTCTCTCTCGCGATGAAAATGCACTGGCTCAACGCCAAGCGCGCAGAGAACCGTTATGGGTTCTCGTTCCGTAAGGAAACCAAGAACTCAACCAAGCGCGTGGATATCGTGGCTGCATCGCTCATGGCATACATGATCGCTGAAAAGATTGAGCTTGCCAATATTCAGGAAGACAAACCGAAGAGGGGTCGAGCCCTGAACTGGTAAGGAAGGTTGAGCCGTGACGTTCGAGAAACTACAAAGTTGCATGGTATTGAACGGGCAGAAGTCCCGTGAATATCACGACTATTTCCGGGCCAAGCAAACGCCTCGGAACACTTCTGTCATGGCTCCGCCTGAACTCCGTGACGACTACTTCACTTCGGTCTCGTATTGCCGCCTAGCCTGTCAGGTGCTGTCTGAGCGGATCGAGATCGATTCGATCTCGGCTCTGGATCAGAATGACAAGCCGGACACCGCCGCGACGAACCATCTCAGAAGCATTCTCAAGGCTCTTGGCGGTGCAGACTTTGTCAACACCGCGAACATGTCGGCGATGGAATATGGCCGGGCCTACTTGGTCCCGACCGGTACTAACCGTGAAGATGGCCTTCCTGGGGTCCAGCTTGTCCCTGGGCGGGACATGGTGCACTTCGTGGACCCGTTCACCGGCGAGGTCACAGAAGCGCTCAGGGTATACGGCAGGACCCGGGAAAACCGAGCATGGTACACCCCGGAATGGACGTACTACCTAGAACCAGGTCCGGGCAAGCCAGGATCGGACGCTCCTGACGGGTATATCGTCACGAGCAAGGTCGCTACCGCTAATGGCCGTATCGCGGTGTTCCCCTTGATGTGCCGAGACGAGGTCACGAACCCGTGGGGCAGGCCCGAAGCCAAGGACGCGTTCAAGCTACAAGATGCGGCTTGCCGTATGGCCACGGATCTGTCTATCGCTTCGGCCACGATGGCGGTTCAGCAACGAATCCTGTTCGGTGTCGAGGATGAGGACTTTGCGCCCCGAGACGAGAACGGTGAACGCCTCAAAGACGCGGAAGGTAATGTCCTGCCGGGCCCGACCGCGTCCGAGCTGTACATGTCGCGGGTTTTGACCCTCTCCGATCCGGCTGCCAAGATGGCCGAGTTCACAGCGGCTCAGCTCCAGAACTTTACTACGGGCCTAAACTCGATTACCCGTCTTGCGGCGGCCGAGCTTGGTATCCCGCAGGAAGTGTTTGGGGTCGCGAGCGATGCCAATCCCGCTTCGGGTGATTCCCAGCGCCAGAGCGACGCCCGTTTGATTCGTCGGGCCGAGCAACTGACTCGGGGGTTTGAGCCGGGTTGGATCGGGTTGTGGGAATACCTGGCCTTGCTTGAAGGATTTGACGTTACCGTCGTTATCCGATGGGTTGACCCTTCGTTGCCTAATCTGGCATCCCGAGCCGATGCGGTGCTCAAGCTCGCCACGGTCCAGACTCCGGACGGGCGTCCGTTGTATGACTGGCAAGAACTCCGGCAAATGCTTGGCGATAGCGCGGACGATATCCAGGCTGCGCAGAACCGGTTCGAGATCGAAGGGATCAAGCGGCTGATCCAGAACCCGAATGGGGCCCCAGGTGAACAACGAACTACTACGCCAAGCTAAAACTAATCTGTACTTACGGATGGCGGCACGGTTGGTTAAGGCTATGGTCCCGTTTATCGGGGCCAAGCCTAACCCTAAGACGGTTGCTCGATTGACTCGACCGTTTGTTGTCGCGACCCGGCAGCAAGCTCAGGACTTGGCGTATCGAGACTATCTCGCGTTTATCGGGAACAAAAACCCGGTACCGAAGATGGAACAGAACCGGTTCACCGATGAACTCTGGGAAGCCTCGGTTAAGAAGGTCACGGATGAAGTCGACATGCTCGGTTCGGACCATGTCCAGGAACTCGCCATGAAAGCGGATTACTGGGCGCGAGATGCGGAGTGGGGCCAGCGTGTAGACGTGGCCAAGAAAGACTCCCGGATCGACAAGGTTGCCCGGGTCGATTTCAAACCACCGACATGCCCCTTCTGTACCTTGCTTAATTCCCGAGGGGCCGCGTACCTGTCTATAGACACAGCGGCACGGACTCTTCATGACGGCGATACCTGTTCCCTGATCTGGGTCAAGAAAGGTCAGACCGATTATCCCGGTCATGACTCTTCGGCCGAGGCTTTGCGCAGATACGAAAAGGCTGTCAAGGATCTGGGTTCGGCCGCAAACACGACCACGATTTTGAAGGCACTCGCCGAACAAGATCCGAACCGTCCGACCGGCTCGGTCAAAGCCAACATCGAAAAGGCTTTGAATGAATCCACAGCGGATCAGCTCAAAACGGTCAGTGCCCGGATTTCAACACTGGAAAAGCTGGAGCCCAAGTCGGATTCAGCGAGGAAATACCGGGATGAACAACTTGCCCGGAACCGAGACATACTTAAATCCCTAGAAGGGTCCAGCAAACCATGACTGACAACCAGACTATCGACCACTTCACGGAAGAGGCTCAGACGTATATCCGTCAGCTTCGGTCCGAAGCGGCCCGGTACCGCACGGAGAAGAACGAGTACCAGGCTAAGTACAACGAAGTCAATACCAAGTACACGGAGGCCGGGAACCTTCTCCAGCAGGCGAATACCCAGCTGGACAAGTTTGCGACTCTGGAGAGCACAGCCGAGGAAAACGCCAAGCGTCTTGCCGAGCTTGAGCAGACTCGGCAGCGTGAGTCCATCGCCTGGGAGGCCGGTCTGACTCCGGAAGATGCGGGTCGCCTTCAGGGTGCTAACGCGGACGAGTGGAAGGCCGACGCTGAAAAGCTCGCTGCCCGTCTGAGCCCGTCTGGTCGTCGTCGTACCAATCTTGCTCCGGATCCGGCTGCCCTTTCTGGTGAGCCGACTATTCCGGGCAACGAAGACCCCATCCGTAAAGCTTTTTCCGATGCGGGTCTTATCTAGTAAGGGCCGGGAGCCCAGCGTTTATAAGCGCAATCTCGCGCTCTTACGAAAGGATGGGACATGGCTACGCCTGACCCTCTTCTGATTAATACCGGTGATTTCTACTTCGACAAGACCACGGTATCTGTCGATCTGTCCGACTCGCGTAAGTACTCGTGGGTTCAGCAGTTGGGCACCCAGGTCGAATTCGGCCTTGCGGGTGGCCGGTATCTCGACATCACGGACATCACGGGCGGATTCGTCGCGGCTGAGTCGGGTAAGAAGCCCATCGCCAACCCGGACACGATCAAGGGTGACATCACGGTCCGTGAATGGGCCGTTGTCATCCCGATGTCGCTCCGTCTGTTCCGTGCCAACCCGCAAGGCGCCGTTGCCAAGATTCAGCAGAAGATGCCGGAAGCTTTTGCCCGTGCATTCGATGACCTGGCCACGACTGGTGCGGGTATCGGTGGTCAGTCCGCTCTGTCGAGCGTGACTAACTCGGTCAACCTTGGCACTTCCTCGGTCGCGACCGGTGGGATCTGGCAGGACTTCAACACGGGTCTTTCCACGCTCGTTCACGCGGACAAGGAACTGACTGGGACCGTTCTTGACACGTTCGTCGAGCCGGTCGTGAACGGTGCCGTTGACCTTCAGGGTCGTCCGCTGTTCGTGGACACTCCGGTCGGTCCCGAGACCAATGCGGTTCTCCGTCAGGGTCGTCTCCTGGGCCACCCGAGCCAGTTTGTGAAGAAGCTCCGTACCGGCACTGGCGCTACCCGCGTCGTCGGTTACATGGGCGACTGGACTCGGCTTCTGTGGGGCACTGTCGGCGGCATCGACTACTTCGTGTCGCGCGAGGGTTCCTACGTGGATGACTCGGGCACGACACGAAGTAGTCGAT